GATCCTCTGTCGCAAAGCCCTTTTTCAGGACCTCTTTGTTAAACACGACACGGAACTTGTCAGTCTGCCCACCCCATTCAACGAGGTACTTGCTAGGAACCTCTGGAGCAACCTCCATGGAACCGCCGTAATCGATGAAATGACGCTTCTTGACGTGAGCCCAATTGTGACCGCGATCAATGACCCGCACAGATAGCTCCCATGCCAAATCGTCTGGTGTTACCTCAATGATGTCGCCGCGACCCAAATGGCGTGAAATGTGCTCCCAGAACTCGGGCTTCAGGACATCATCTGGTGACGTCTCATATTTGCAGCTCACTGCAAATTCATTTCTACGCTCAATCGCAACGCCGAATCGATTGACACCAACCGGCTTGACTGATTCAGGAACCTCATTCTCCTGCGCTGGAGCTTCATCTTTCTCGTCAATCTTCTCTGCTGCTTCTGACATTTAATGCCTCCAAAAAACAAACGGGGACCGCCCCAACTGGAACGGTCCCCGGATTGTCGCGCAGTTAGAGCTATTGCGCCAGTTATACCATCGTCACGTCGCCGTTCGCGGCAACTACCGTAACGACCGCATGGGTGACAAGCGGGGTCGCAGTATCAACGATCTCAACGACATCGTTCACCTTTATCCCTTTCTCAACACCATCGTCGACATAACCTGCTGCAATGACAGTCGCATTGGCATCAGCCGATACGTATGACCATTTTGCGGCGCTCAGACTGCCTGCATCATCACCACCGCCAACGCGCGGAGAGCGAAGGTTAAGGCTATTTGTTGCGTAGGGCATGATTTATCTCCTTATGCCGCTGCAAGAGCAGAACCATCATGCGCAACGATGCACACGCCAGAATTCTGAAGCAGTTGTGAGCCCATGTAGATTGAGCAACGAGCCCAGGAGTAATCCTGTTCCTCGTCGTAACCTACGCGCATTTCCATGTCGTCTGCGTTGTAGGCATGGCCTATTGCAGATTTGTGGAACATGTACGTTTCCTCGGTAGCTGAACCGGGACCGCCGCCACCATTGAGGTTCGGGTGGACTGTCCAGTTCATGCCAAGCCAACGATACGTGATCGGACGATCACGCCACGCAAGATCGGCACCGTCAATCGGGCCGTTCATGGTGAAGTCGCGACTCGAGAAGTCGTTCTCACCCATCATGTAGGCCTCATAGGCCGGCGTGATGACGAACGAAATCCAGCCATCCCACGGCACGTCGTTGTTGCCAAGAACTGTTTTCGCACGAAGCGTGCGCAGCGTCGAGGCTACAGAGGCCGCACCAATGTTGACGGTACTGGTGGCAAGCTCACTAAAGACATCCTGGTCAATCTTGCGATTGATGACGCCCATGGTCGTGGCTTGCATGATTGCTCTCTGGCTACCCTGAGAGGCGAAAATGTTGAAATCCGTCTTGCGCACAAGATCGTGCCACTCGACGAGCGTTGCAACCGGCTGGCTCAGATTGTCTCCGCGAGCAGGAATAAGGCCATTGACACCACGTGTCTTAGCCTCGGCTCCACCCGAGTCGGCAACCAAAAACGTAGCCTGATTGCCCTTGATCACAGTTTCCGTGGTTGTGAAGCCACGAACGAGTGATACCAGCTGCTCGAATCCATGAATGAATTCTTGGCGATACTGGATTTGAAAGGCAGTTTCAGCCATTTGGCTATCCTCCAAAAAATGAAAAGTATGTTTCCACGTTTCGGGTTAGCCTGCGGTTGGCTCAATGCGGGTTAGCTCTGACGAGGGCCGCACGTCTGCCGGCAGGGGCCGGTTGGGCGCCGGGGCTCAAAGAGGTTGGCCGGCTAGATGTGGTAGCTCGAAATTTAGATCAGACGTTATGTTCTGTCAAGCTATGAGAGCGGGGAGCGAACGTCCCCGCCCATTTTGCGGTTCCTACCTCTTGGGCCTGCCGGCCTGTTGCGCGGAGGAAACATGTCCTGCTCAGCATCCGGACCTACGTCGCCAGTGGCTTGGTTGGAACGGTGAGTGATGCCCGTATACTTCGCTGAGGCATACCTGTCGCCCCTCGCAAGGCTCTTAACTGTACTTTTAAAGATGTTGCTCATCGCACAATCCTTATGCTGCGTTGCTCTTGTCGAACTTCAATCGTATATCGTAAAGTTCACGCAGTCGAGCCTGCATCGCCTCATCCTTCTTGTACTCGGATGTGCCCATCTTTGCCTCGATTCCCGCAATTTCATCGTGCAGCGATTGAACGGCGGTCTGGTCCTGCTCGATCAGCGGCGCGTATTCGTTCACCTCTCTGGCCCACTGAGCCAATCCTTTAAGCACGACGGGATTATTCATGAATCCAGTACCGTCGCTGAAGCGACCATTCATCAGCGCTTCGCCACCTTCATCACCAAGATACTTCGTGATCGCCGACTTCACCATGTTCAGGTTGACTCGGTAATCCTTGCCCCAGCCATCTTCTGAGTCTCGAAGTATGTCGGTCACTTCACGCGCTTGCTTCGCATCGACCTCCTGCAGAGCAGACTGATTGCTCTCCTCCCACTTGGAGTACCACTCAGCAATCTTCGCTGTAACTGCCGGCGGCGCGTTCACTCCATGCAGCTCACTAAACAGTTCTCCCATGATTTGCTTGTCTTCCTCACCAATGACCAAGCCATCAGGAAGACTCTCGAAGTAGCCCTCTGGATCCAGCGGGATATTGTTGGCTTCGCGGAACGCCTTGACCTGATCCTCGGTCGCATCTTCCGGCAGCTCCGGGCGCAACTGACCAGATCGAATCTTCTGCTGGGCCTCACGAAAAGCATTACCCAGGGCCTGTGGCTCAGCAAAACGCTCCAGAGTTGACTTGAACTTGTCGTCATCGCCAGCGATCTGCGAGCGCCAGTCACCACGCTTGTTGTAGTCCTCCAGAAAAGCATCCGGTGAGTCGAACTTCGATAGCAGCTCTACTCGCTCCTGATTGTCGCCGGCCAGCGGCTCATACCAGTTATTAACTGCATTCTGTTGATCATCTGCACCGCCGCTTGCGCCGGCGTCATCGTTGGTCAGGTCGGGATTCATCTAAATCTCCTACATTTCGAATCGAGATCTTATCAGGATCTGTGTTGGTTTTTGCTTCCTTGATCGCCCAAACCAGCGTCGTTCCTGCAAACCTCTTGCCCTCGGCAAAAGAAGTCAGGTGGGGATCGGCGGGGCGGAAGGAAACATCATGCGTGCCAAAAGCGCGAACCAGAAAGTCCAGACACATGCGCTGTTGGCGGGCATCTGCCTCACCTCGCCACACGGCCCGTACCGCCTGAATCTCCGCTTCAATATAGTCCGGCCGCTCAAGTGGGTCCTTGTGCGGCAAGCATTGAGTGATCTTATCTTTAAGCAATTACGCTGCTGCCAAATTTTTCTCGGCGGCTGCAAATTCCCTTGCGGCGGCACCCTCGTCTCTTGCAAGTGCTGCCTGTTCCTCGGCAGCGGCCTGTTTCGCATTCTGCGAAATTATCTCCTGTGCAACACGTTCCGGACGAATATGTCGAGCCTGAACGCCAACGCCTTCCAGCGCCGCCCTCAAAGCAGATCCAGAATCGTAATGCGCCAGAGCATTTGGATCCATCTCCATCGCCACACGAATCAGCTCCGCTGACTCCATGAATGTTGATGCTTCCTTGCGCTCCATCGCATCGTGCAACGGAGAGATAAACTTGAATTCGATATCGCGACCACGGAGCTCAGGAGGCATATCCTGAACAGATCCGAAGTGGCCAGCGCGTAGGAGTGCGTCAAAGGTGTCTTCACAAAGTTGGCCGTTGTATTCGTGCTCCATCGGCTCAAATAGCGGTAGGGCTGACCTTACGTATTCTTCCACGCGCTGACCCACCTCGAAAGCGGTCATGTCGCCCTCTGGCGGCGGCAATGTCAGTTTGTTGATGTAAAACGCCTCGGCAAGCATGTTCATCTGACGCTCAGCCGAGTCATAACCCATTGGCAAACCACGACGATCCTGATTGATCGGACGCAATACATCGCCCTTCCTCTCGTCGTATTCAACGTCCGCCCACGTAATACCACCCGAATACAGCTGGATGTCGCTTCGAATCGCATCCTGGGTAGCAATCATCGGCGGCCGAACACTCATCTCGCCCGCTTCAAGCAACGTCAATGACATCGACTGAAGCAAACGAGCGTCCGGAAGGCCCGCCACAGCAGCCGGTGAGTAAGCGTACTGTGACCCGGACACTGTTTGCCATCTGGGAATGGTGGTGCCGTGTGAAAATGCAGGATATTCCTCGATGATGTGCCTGTTCTCACAGTCCACATACACCACAATCCATGGATGGCGCTTCGCCTGATCCTGCTGGCCAGCGTATACGTCGGTCGACAGGACCATACGCATGCACTTCACCTTTCGTAAATTCTCTTTGGTCTTGACCTTTTTCAGGTTCTCATGGAGCTTGTCCTTGCCAAAACGCTCCTCGAGCGTCTTCACCGTAGGCTCCCACTTGAAATAAATCTCACCAATCGAACCATCGGCCATCTCGGACCATGCACTATCCCTCAGATGAAAACAGCGGTATAGCAAGTGCGGACTTTCAGCACCCCAATTGATGTCGCGCGTGATAATGCACTGACCAAACGCTGCAAAATCCGCATCACCTTCACTGGTCGCACGAATAAAATGCGCACGCCGATCGTACATCGCCGATCGCTGCCGCTTCGTCGCCCACTCCAGCCACGCCTTGCCGGCCTGACTGATTGAATCCTGATGCTCAACCTCAATGCGAAACCATTCCTTCGCTCTGGGTCGCAACATCGCAGCAAACGCATTCGATAAATCACGATGCACCAGAATCGGATAGGACGAATACAGATGCTCTGCAAACTCCTCACCAACGTAACGTCGTATCGTGAAATCCGCTCGCTGCGGATAAAAATTCTCGGCAACCTCCTGCCACAGCGTTGTGATCGCCTTGCGTTCCTTGAATAAAGAATCAGCCCTGGCTATGAGA